TAGCTAGGCTTTCTAACCAGACCGCTAACGATATTGCGGGTAACTGGGGACTATCCTCGGCAGAAGACGTGGCCGCAGGAAATTTCATTATCCGGGAACTTGTTTCCCGACACATCCAGAAGCGTCGAGATTACGATCAGATGACGCACTTAGTCGGTTAGGAGTTACATGGCACAGCAAAGAGGTATTTACACAGTGTCTTTTGCCGCGTCCTCCTTCACGAATGCCAACGGCGATTACGACTTCTTCGAGCTTACTCCGGCAGATGATCGGCCTATCGAAATCGTTGCAGTCTTCATCGGCAACAAGTCGGAGATTGGTGACGCCCAGGATGAGATGGTTGAGTGGAGCATCGTCACGGACAACGCGACCACGGGTAACGGTACGTCCACTACCCCGAGACCACTAGACCCACGCGACGGAAGTGCTGGTTTCACCGCTGAAGTCGTCGGTTCCACCACGGCGTCCACGGGTACGGAGATTCTCGTGCATTCCGACACGTTCAACATCCGCGCAGGACTTCAGTGCGTGTTCCCGCCCGAGATGCGTCCCAAGGCTGATCAGGCGGACACCATGATCTGTATCCGCATGGAGCAGGGACTGGCCGATGATGCTTCGATCGCCGGGACGGTGTACGTCAGGGAACTCTAATGTACGGCCTGTACTACCAGTGGAGCTATGTAGTTCCCCGGCGGAGACTGCTGTCCAAAGGGGTAGCTGCGTACGAACTCGATGCACAGCCGGGAACGTACTCTGTTACAGGTGTAGCGATGAGTCCTCTAGCGGGCAGGATGATCAACGCCGCCCCAGGCTCGTACTCTCTCACTGGGTTCGCAGCCCTCCTTGAGAAGGGGTACATGATGGACGCGCAGCCCGGATCCTACTCGGTTACAGGCGTAGCCGCGACACTCCTAGCGGCCAGGATGGTGAACGCAGTGCCGGGTTCTTACTCGGTATCCGGCGTTGCCGCGAGTACCGTGGCAGACAGACTGATCAATGCCCAGCCAGGCACTTACTCTGTATCCGGAGTTGCAGCCGGTTTGCTGGCAGATCGTATGATCAACGCCGCTGCCGGTTCGTACGTGGTTACGGGAGTACTCGCTAGCCTACTTGGCGATCGATTCATAAACGCTCAACCAGGAGACTACGCCGTTACCGGGGTAGCCGCGACTCTCCAGTACGACCCCGTAGTAGGCGCTTACGTACTGGTCGCTGATCCCGGCTCGTACACTATGTCCGGCCAAAGTACCGGACTCCTGGCGGACAGATTGATTAGCGCCAGTCCTGGGGCGTACTCTGTTACAGGCGTTAGCGCCGGAGTACTCGCCGCCCGTGTTCTCGAAGCGTTGCCCGGAACGTACAACGTTACTGGGTTCCTCGCAGACCTAGTATACCAGTCGAGCCTAGAGGGTACTTACACTCCGCCCGCACTGGGAGAAGTTATTGTACACCGTCCCGAGGGAAGTTTCCAGATGGTACTTCCGGGGTTTGAAATCGAGGTTGTCCGGCCTGAAGGCACGTTCACCGTTCTGGAGAGCGAGCCTGGGCAGATAACCGTCATTGGGCCAGAAGGAGAAGTATGGCTGATCGTATAAGGTCTCCGGAGGACAAAGAGAAACAGCGACTGGCCCAGCGCGCTCGATACGCTCGTGTAAAGCGCGAAATGATGATGGAGCGTGGTGGTATTTGCGAATTGTGTGGATTTGATGATCTACGCGCTTTAGAGTGGCATCACCGCGATCCAAATGAACGAGAGTTCACCGTATCTCAGTACTCCTACGGGAGAGATAAACTTGATAAGGAGGTTGCCAAGTGCGATCTGATCTGTGCCAATTGCCATGCGATAGCGCATCGAGGCGCCTCTAATGGCTGACAACCTTGTAGTCGTACGGGGCGACACCCCGACGATCCGGGTTGGCCCGGTGACGCGGGACGATGTGGAGGTAGACCTCACCGGAGCGTCCGCCACCATGACCGTCCGCCGCAGCGTCGGCGCGACAACTGAGTTCACGCAGTCTGCTACGTTCGACCTAGACGATGCGTACATCCTAGTCGAGTTGGACGCCGCCGACACGTCGGGGATGACCCCCGGCGCGTACATCTACGACGTACAGCTGACGGAAGCGGATGGCACGATCACCACGTTTCCGACACGCGGGTACGGTAAGTTCAAACTAGTCCCTGACGTTACTCACGCGTAAGAGAGGTCGTAATGGCAGTAAGAAGATGGAGTGGGCCGATCATTGCGGCCGCCGCCGGTTCGACCGGGAACAACACGCATAGTGCTGTCAAGGTCGATTCGGATTACAACACCGTCGCTTTCTTGTTCTACGTCACAGCTATCGGCGCCACGCCGACCGTGACCTGGAAGTTCCAGGGCAGCATCGACGGTACCAACTGGCACGACGTGGCTTACGTCACGGATGCCTCGGACACGCTCTCCGTCGCCACTGAGGTGGATACCACGGTGAGTCTTTCGACGCACTTCCTGGCGAATCCGGTTGCTCGTAAGTACCGGTACTTTCGCCTCGTCACCTCGTCCAACACGAACGTCACCTATAGGGCTGACATCTACACGGTCTAACCATGTTCAACATCCGAATCTCAGGTGGGGGAACCCACGCGGGCTGGAGGACGGTGAAACAAAGGCCGAAGGGGGAGTGGAAGTGCCCGGAGTGCAAAGCGGTGAACCGCGCATACTGGGTGAACTGCCCTTCGTGCCACGCTGGGCGGCCTTAGATGCAGGCACCCCCGATCAGACCTGTACATGCACCGCCGGACGACGGGATTATCCACGATATTGTGTGGCAGGCGCCGTTTCCGGTGTACGCTGCACTTGTGATCTGTCTCCTGCTTTGTATGGGGAGCATTGTGTGGTACATAGAGGACCTAACTAGCCCTAACGAGGAGGAAAAGGGACCATGACCGGTCTGGAAGAACTCCGCGAGGCACGTCTCACGTTGCTGAACGCAGAGATTGAAGCCAAGCAGAATGAAGCCCGGTTCGCCCGTATCAAGGCGGACGAGGCCGAGCGCGAGTACGGCATGACAAGCGCATCCGTCACGAACGACAACATCCTGCTGTTCTCCCTAGCCATCACGGAGGAGACGGTGGCGCACGCCATCCGCACCCTTGAGATGTACTCTAGGCGCCAGCCCGGATGTGACATCACGATCTGCCTGAACACTAATGGCGGCGAGATGATCGCGGGATTCTACCTGTACGACTACCTCCAGGAGCTTCGCTCCCGAGGACACCACCTGACTGTCAAGGTCTTCGGTGGAGCGTTCTCCCACGGAGTTACCATCCTGCAGGCGGCGGATCGACGGGTTATCTCGGAGAACGCCACCCTCCTGATTCACGAAGCCCAGCTTGAGGAACTCAGTGGGAACTACTCCCAGATTTTCAAGCAGGGCAAGGGTCGCCTTGACAAGTACCAGGACAAGCTCCTGACGATTCTGGCGGCCCGCTCCACTATGTCCAAGGCTCGGATCAAGAATAGATGGTCCAACAACGACTGGACGTTGACGGCTGAGGAGGCGCTCAAGTATGGGTTCGTCGATGAAATCCAGTCCGCGCCGAGTTTCGGCTAAAGACGGACTACCTCTCAAAAGCCAGGAGCAAATGCTCGATCTTGTAACGCCGTTCGCGTACAAGTTCGCTTGGTTCGCACGTAACAAGTACGTCCCGCACGCCTACCAGATGTTGTTTCACGCCTCGCACCATCTAGGCAACTTGCGTAGGTACCGGGCGTTGGTAGCGGGGAGACGAGGGGGCAAGACCCTCTCGGCGGCCTGGGAGGTGGTGTACTACTGCCAGCACCCAGAGCAGTTTCACATGGACTACAAGTCTAAGGAGGACGACCGTCCTCTGCACGTCTGGGTCCTGATCCCGGATTACTCATCCGCAGGGCGAGCGGCGCTGTTCACGATCCGTGAGGTGCTCCGCAAGTCCAACCTGATCGAGGGCACGGACTTCAAGGAGAACCGCTCGGATATGCTGTTCGAGTTCTCCAATGGGTCCATCATCGAGTTCAAGACGGCCGAGAGGCCGGACAAGCTCGTGGGTATGGGCCTCGACATCCTCTGGCTGGACGAGGGTGCGGCCATCCCGACGCAGGACGCCTGGAACTACGCACGACCAGCCCTCTCCGACAAGCAGGGTATGGTCATTGCTACCACCACACCGCGTGGTAAGAACTGGCTGTACGCTCTGTTCTTCGGGGCACACGCCATCGGGAACCAGCAGTGGGGATCGGTGGAGTACCGCTCGATCGACAATCCTCACTTCGCTGAGGAGGAGTGGCTGGAGGCCAAGGCGACGTACCCTCCGCTGATGTTCAAGCAGGAGTACATGGCGTCGTTCGACTCGATGGCGGGCAAAGACCTGTCCGGTGAGTGGCTCCGGTACTTCACGTTCGACGAGGATACCGCCGAGCCGGATACGATCATCATTCCTCGCGTAGGCGGGACTAAGAAGTACGACCTTACTACGTACATCGGCGTTGACCCGGCAGCTTCGCTGTCCGACGACGCGGACAAGTTCGCAATCGCCTTGGTGGGGATTACCCGCGACCGCAGTGCGGGTTACCTACTCAACGTGTGGGCCGGGAGAATCCCGTTCCACGAGCAGTTGGAAAAGATCGCGGACTGGCACCGCAAGTACCGGCCCCAATCGATCGGAGTGGAGAATGTCGCGTACCAGCGAGTTCTCGCGGACCAGGCGGCTCGTCTTGACGGGATGCCCAACGTCTACGGGATACCAGCGGCAGGGCGCAAGGTCGATCGCATTATGGGTATGTCCCCCCTGTTCCAGACGGGACGCATTCGTATCCACCGAAATCAACGAAACTTCATCGAGGAGTGGATTGATTTTGACGGATCGAAGAAGAATCAGCACGACGACATACTGGACGCTGTGGAGATAGCTCTGCGAACCGCAGGAATTCTCCTCCCGGACTCTCCAGATGTCGATTTGTTCACCAAGAAAGGACCCGAAACCTTCGATGACTGGGTTCACCGCGTTAGGCGGAACCGGAAACGAGGGAAAGGTGGGTCTTTCGACCCCGAGATGGGCGTCGAGTACTAAGAAAGGTGGCTCACGTGGCATTTCGCCTCGTAAACAAGCATAAACTGCTTGCTCCGCGCAAGTGTATTGTCTGCGAGCACGTCCCGCAGTGGAGGGTGTGCGATACAGGGCACAAATTCGTCAATATCCCTCCCAAGCACCCACTTTACGGCCGGAAGTACGTCTGTGAAGGGTGCGCTGAGAAGGTCGGAAAGGCCCTTGGGATGCCCACACAGGCGAAGTTCGAGTCCGTTATCGCGGATCTGGTCGAAGTGACCAACCATCGCAACGAACTGGCCCAGCAGGTGACCAACCTGACCGAGGCCGTTCTTCGGAACGCTATGAAGGGGGTCGAAGATGCGCTGGCCGTGGAAAACAAAGACGCAGATCCTGCTTGAGGAGATAGAGTACCTGCGAGCGCAAGTAGCGCAGCTACAGAATTACGTTCTTCTTGCCGCACCCACCGCGATGGCAGCTATCCAGCCGCCTCCGGAGGCTAGCATAGCGGGACCGGACGTCGTTCACCAGCTTCACGTGTCGGACCTGCAAGCCGACTTGGACTACCAGTTGCAAGAGGGCTTGATCGACGAGCAGGAGTGGATCAAGCGTATGGATTCCTTGTCAACAGATACCATCGAGTTTGAGTAGGAGGGTTCGTGGCAGACAACGAGCAGCTGCAAAGTGCTGGCATTCTGGCGCCGAGAGACATCAAGTCGTCTGCCGACCTTACGGATATGTTCGAGCGGTTCAAGAAGGCTCGGGCTAAGTACGAGTCTGATTGGAAGCTGAACCTGGCGTTCTACAGGAACAAGCAGTGGACCTACATCTCCCGTAATGGACGGCTGGAGTCGCTGACGACTCTCGAAAGCGAGATGCCACGGTACCGCGTGCGCGCAACTGTGAACCAGATCACGCCCGGTGTGCAGTCGATGCTGGCGAAGCTGACCAAGACCAAGCCCATCATGACCGCCACGCCCCAGTCGGGTTCTCCGTCTGACGTGAAGGCAGCCCAGCTGTCCGAGCACCTGCTCGAAGACTGGTGGGTGTCCAAGGAGCTAGGCCACAAGCAGGAGGATGCTGTCCTCTGGGCGCTTCTAGCAGGCCAGGGTTGGTGGAAGATCGCCTGGGATCCCCATGCGGGAATCCCTATGCGGTTCACCCTGAACCCTGAGACGGGCGAGCCGATCACGAACGATGAACTGATCGAGATGTACAAGCACCAGCTGGAGCAGATGGGCCTCCCACGTGAGTTCTCCGACGTCACCACGGCGCTCGGGGACGTGCACGTGGAGGCACTATCGCCGTTTCAGGTGTACCTCGACGATGCCGCTGGCACGTTCGAGAACTGCAAAGTGGCTGTGTGCGAGCACTACCTAACGCCGGACGAAATCAAAATCCGGTGGAACAAGGACGTCAAGCCTGACTCGGTGCCGTTCGAGCCGGATCAGTCACTCCCCACTAGTCTCGCGTCGGAGGGGACAGGTGGAGGAGCGTCCCGGAGCGTCAAGCAGGTGCTGTTCGGGTACTTCGTGCCCACCCCGCGCCTTCCGAAAGGACGTTACGTCGTCTGGTGCACGGACGGCGAGGAGGGGAACACTAAGGACCCCCGCCGGGACAACATTCTGTACGATGGCTCTTGGCCGTACCCGTTCAACGAGCTTCCCCTGGTGAAGTTTCCGGGTATCAGCGTCCCTGGCGCTCTGTACGACGATGCGATCGTCACCGCAGCGGTGCCGCTCCAGAAGGTGATTAACCGGACGCACAGTCAGATCATCGAGTACAAGAATATCACCCTTCGGCCCCAGGTGTGGGCACCGTACGGCTCCGTGAAGGAGAAGGTGACCAACGAACCAGGGGCTATCAACCAGTTCCAGCCAGTCATGGGTATGCGTCCTGAGGTGCAGCAGCCGCAGCCCATCCCGAATTACGTGTTCCAGATGCTCGAAGAGGCCAAGATGGGCCTTAAGGAACTGTTCGGTCTCACGGAGGTTTCGGAGGGCAGCGTGCCCCCGAACGTCGAGGCTGGCGTTGCGATCGATCTGCTCCAGGAGATGAGCGCCGACCGTATTGCTCCGCAAATGAGACACATCGAGACCGCTCTTGCGCGTGCAGGCAAGTACATGCTGACCCTGGCGCAGAAGTACTACACTGAGGAAAGGACCCTTCGGATCCACGGCTCAGGTGGTACCAGCCAGGTGAAGAAGTTCAAGGGCGCTGACATCGCCAGTGGTATCGACGTGATTGCTGAGTCCGGGTCTGGTCTCCCGCGCACGCGTGCGGGTAGGCAGGCCCGAATCGATGCTTTTGTTGATCGCGGGGTCATCCAGCCCCATCAGGCATGGAAGTACTACGACCTGGCCGATATGCGCTCCGTGGCGAAGAAGTACGCTGCGGACGAGGACCAGGCGTTTCGCGAGCACGAGAAGATCAACAACGGCGAGCCGATCAACGCAGTCGCCTTCGAGGCGGCCATGCAGTCGGTCCAGCAGGGGATCAATCCCGACAC